GTGAGCCTGTGGGTGATAAACACCGAGGGTCAGGGCGCAATCAACATAACCGCGCTCACCGCCACCTTGATTAGGCAGACGAGTGCTACCGAGTGGGATGAACTCGTGAATACCTGCGTATTCAGGGTTGATGAGGTAACCGCTGGAGTTCGCTGTGCTGCCACCGAAGTTAGGCATGCAGGCAGGGTTACCGTTGATGATGGAGACCATACCATGATCCGACTCATACATGTCTACCCGAAGGGTAATTTGACCAGAGCCACCGTCGTAGTTGACATTACGGACGCTGTTGTCGCCAGAAGACGAGGTGCGTGCGAAGTCAGAGATCACGCGACGAAGACCAGTGTCGGCAACAAGCATAAGCTCATTGGTCGAACCAGTTTGCTCGAAGATCGAGGTGATGATGTCGTTGAGGGCTTCTTCACCGAACTCAGTCGTTCCAGCTTCAGCAGCTGTGTAGATGCTAGCAGCAGGTGTGCGGAAAGCAGCGGGAACGTCTGTAGGGCCAGCGGAGTCAAGCCAGTCACCAAGACCACGAAGGCCGTATGCGGTGTCTGTGCCGTTTTCAACTGCACGGTCGTTAGCGGAAGCAAGGGTAGCCTCGATGTCGCGCTTGAGTTCACGGATGCTCTTAGCTTCTGCTTGAGCAATCTTAGCTGGGCCTACACTGTCAGCTGCCTCTTGGAGGTCAGAAACTTGGTAGTCACGGCGGAACTTCTGGATGTAGTTACCCAGACGGGCGCGTCCAGCAAACTTGTCCGTGAATGTTCCTACGTCAGCACCTTCGCGGATACCTGCGGTTACAGGATCAGAAAGGGAATCGACAGTCCACTCAACGAATGTAGCGTTGGCTTTTTGCTTGTTAAGAGAAGACAGGATGGGAGTTTCTTCTGGAGCGAGGATGGACAAAACATCAGTCAAGTCCTCACGATTAGAAACAGCCGACCCTGGATTAGTGGTATCATATGTGTTAGAGAATGCCATTGTATTATTGGGTTATTGTTGCATTTGTAAGGTTCTGAGAGTTACGAAATCACTCTTGTTGCCTGACTTGCTGAACCGTTGTTTGATGTCTTTTAACTTCTTGACCTGTGGGCTTGCCTTGCGCTCTGATTGTGCCGCTGAACCAGTTGGTTGCTTGGGCGGTGTGAGTCGCGCACTGCTAGGTTTATCCGCAATAACTTTACGTCCGTAGATACTATTCGCAGCGTGTGCGATAATGTAAGGCAACTGAGCTGAAATTTCGGGAGACAAGGCTTTCTCTAATTGAGAAAAGCGTGGGTCACCCACCATTGCTTCATATTGCTTACGTGTATCATTATCCTCACCTGTTAGCCATGGTAGCTCTTCGGATGCTCTTGCGATAAAAGCTTCCTTTAGTTGCTTGCCCTGCTGTTGGGATTGGAGAGTTTTAAGTTGTGCAGGCAGGAACTTGTCTCGGCTTTTACGCGCATTGAGTAAACTCTTGCGCACTTCTGCTTTGGTCATTTCCTGTCCCTCTACCTCTGTGACGACATCATCGGGGCCATAGCCATCTGCATTAAACAACACGTCTTCTGCCCATTCAATGATTCCTCCCACTTCCTCTGCCTTAGATTGCAAACCTTCTATGGAATCAATGTTTCCATATGGGTTATTTTTAATCTCTTGCTTTGGCGTAAGCGGATCATTTTCTTGCTGCATACTGGCGCGTAGCTTGATTAACTCCTCCTCCGCAGCTTTACGCTGGGCGGTAAGTTTACCAAAACGCTCGACGGCTTTGCTACCTAGTTTTTTACCTAGTTCGCGTAAGTCCTCCTCTGACATTTCGTCAAGGTCAATCTGTGAAAGAACATTTCCCGAGGGTTCCTCTTCGGCTACTTCGTAGGTAGAACTCTCTTCTACCTCTTCGGTAACCTCTTCGGTTTCCTCTGGTTCTGCTAGTGATTCTTCGGTTACCCCTTCTGGCTCTTGCGCAGTTGGGGCTTCGTTTGATCCACCTAAGCGTCGAGCGGCTAACTCGGACACTGATATATTACTTGCCACCGAACTTGGTTCCGACTCGGCGTTATCGGTTGAGTGATTATCTGTCATTTTTTTGTCCATCCGTATACGCTGGATGATTGCGATAAATTCATTCTAACATATCAAACAAGGCTTTCTTGGTGACGGCGACGTAGGCCGTCCCAATTTACCATCTTGAGTATGTCATCATAAGCTAGGATACGACCTGACAACTGCTGTATCTGCTCTACGCTGGAGCCTGCCATGTCGGAAATTACTTCCTCGCGTGCAGACTCAATAGATTGTATGAAGCGCGCAAAGGCTTCGTGGTTACTTAGAGTTTTAACGTCTTCTTCCATTATTCCATGCCTTGGGTTTCAATGCCGCCCATCTGGGCAGGTGCTGTGCCTACGCGGCCAATCTTAGCGTTCTGCGCTTGCTGCATCATAAACGTATACTGTCCTGCATACTTCTCGATACGCGCACGGAAAGCTTCGTCTTGTTGGATGCGTTGAGCTACGTCTGGTTGCTGTGCGTATTGCTGCAAGACTTGCAGGGCTACCTGAGCACCATTGGGGCGTGCAGGCATTTCAATACCAGCAAAGATTTTAGCTAAGTCGTCGGTTACCTGCTTCACCACTTGCTCTTGCGCGTCTTCCTGTGGCTGCAGGATGGCGTCGGCCAAGGTTGGGTCAATGCTACTAGCTGCAACCTCAAGGAGCTTGTCGATGCTAATACGTCCGTTCCTGTCCAGTTGAGTCAGTGATACCAGTTGGTTGAGCTTCTTCTCCTGTGCGTCTGGGTCAGAGTTCAGGACATCGTAGCTAATAACAATGTCGTAGTTCTCATCTGGGTTGCCCTTGTCAAATTGCTGTGGGTCTGGGCTACCCGTAACACGGAAGAACATACTGTCTGGCCCGAAGCGTTGGAAACAACGGTAGGCAAGACGCAGCACTTCCGCCGCATGGCTCAAAAACTTATCCACCAAGAACTGGCGGCGCATTTGGCTCATTGGGTCTTCGTAATCCAGCCCTACCATGGCATCTGCTTGTCTTTCCATTGTTCGCTCCATCTCAACAGAGCCAGGATTATAAGCAGGCGTTGGCCCAAACTCAAACTCCCCTTTGCGTCGGTATGGAATCATGCGACCAGGGCCCCAATCCTTGGGTGAGTTGCCCACGGGGTGCATGATGGGAGGGAGTGTGGCCAAACTGTTACGATCAATACGGGAGTCCCGTTCAATCTTAACTTGATGCTGTATGCCAGATAGGATGCTTGGAATTGTGGTGCAGTCGTAGAGACGCTTGGAGTCTTCGGAAAGCTTGGTAACAACTACAGGGTAGTCCTCGTAGCCATTCATTAACTCAAACTTGGCGTAGCCTGGAACACCTCGTGCTTCGTCTCCGTCAAAGTCGCGATGGATAATGGTCTCGTAAATGCCCTCAGAGCCATCTTCTTCGTCGATGAGGCGTTGGTATACGTGGACTAGTTCGATAAGCTCCTCGGCTTCGTAGGCGTTGTCAGTGAGGCTGATAGAGCGGCGACCTTCCTGTTCTCTTTCAATGCTGTCAATGTTGACGCCTCGGTATTTGTCAATGACGTGGTCAATAAAGTCTTCGTCCCAGTCGTCAGTTACAATTTTGTTCTCCAGCTCTTGAGCTGTGTAGTAGGTGCGCCAGAAGCAGTATGGAGCACGCTGTGGGTCGGTTACATATGGAGGGAACATAAACTCCCCATCGGGAGCAAGTGTCTTAACCTCTGGTGCATCGACTTGACGTCGAATGACGGGTAGCTCGGCCACCCCAGTCTTGCGCAGTTCCTTTAACGCACGCTTGGCTTTCTTGTCCGTCACACCATTAAATGTGGTCTTCACCATCTCAATGATCTGATCGTCGTCTTGACCATTCAGGATCATCTCCGCCAGCTCGGGAGACATCTGTGCAATTTGGTTTAGGTCTAGGCTTTGAAGGAACCTACGATCTTCTCTGTGCCAACCAACGTAGGTAATTAAAATGCCACGCTCCAGTAGATAATTAGCCCCCAGTTCCATCTCGCGTTGAAAGCGTGGAATGTAACCAGACGAAACCATCCACTTCATAAAGTTGGATACAATTTTGGAACGAGCAATGTCGTTAAACTCAACAGGGAAAGCCCTGACGTTGGCACGAAGCAAAGAAGACACGAACAGTGATACCAACTTGGTAATGCGCTCGTCAATGACGTGCGACTCCATGTCCGACGCACCCTCCCACGGGAAAGCGTCAGCCCCATGTTTGCGTAGGTCTCGACTCTTACCAGGCCACCAGTTACGGCGATCATCGTAAGATGTTCGGCATAGATCAAAATAAGACTCTAGCTCTGTTACGGTTTGATCGTAGGCATATCGTAGAGAAGAGACCTTGGGTTCCTTACCGATGTAGGTAAGTTCTTCGGAAGTTGAATTTTCTAGCATCGTAAATGTTTATTGTAACACAAGCAACAACTACCTTTTTACCCAGTGGTATTGTAAGGTGTCTCCAGTGCGAGATTCCTCAAAGTAAATAACTTTATCCAGCAGCTTTCCTCGCATCTTGCTGGGTATCTTAACATTTACTTTGCACATGCGGTCACGGTGATGCACAAACAAGTAGTTGGGGTTAGGACATGCGCCTAGCACCTGCCCTCTGTAGATGACGGGCATGGGTATAAGGTCGTCCAAAATGGCTTGACCTCGCTCGTCCACCCATGTGTTGCGTCCTGTTCCAGTCAACATGTCTTCGTCTAAATTAAAGATAGCCAAGTCTTTGGCTTCTTCAAACGTAATGTCATATTCCTCTGCTAGGGTAGTAAGTTTTTTCTTTGGCATTAGTATCCTCCTGTATTTCGTCGTGTTGTTTGTAGTTGAGCGTCTGACACAAAGTCGGGGCCATACCCGTCATTAGCCATCCGCAAGTATCGAAGTAAATCCACGAAGTCCTTTAGTGGTTCGTCGCGCTTGCCCTGGTGTCCCCAGTTTAGCAGGCTGTAGATTAAGTTGCCGCAGGACTCATGTATGGACAGTATGGGGCGATTGCTTTCGTCTACCGGCAAGTTGGGATTGTATTTCATCCATCCGTCTAGTGCCGTGATGCCAGAGTCAATGTCCGTGCCGTTGGATGGCACAAAAAACATACCCTTATCTGCGAAGCTTTCAAACAAGTCAGAGTTGTCCTCGTTCTCTCGGGCAAAGTAGCGGGAGTCCCCGATGCGCTCAAACACTTTAACCCCCAGTTCCTCCTCAATCATACGGAACTCATCTACGTAGGACTGGACATCATACCCAAGCTTCTTGGCTGCTGGCCCAAACTTCCACCTTGGGTCTCCGAATATAGCCCACTCACCGTAGCTGTCGCGGTCTGGCCACTCCCTTAGTATGGTTACATACCCATTCTGGTCTACGGCAGCCCACAGGGCTACATAGTTCCTCGCACCAGCAGGGTCAACCACTTGGTAAACGGTGTGGGTTCTCGGATTAATTGCAGGCAGTTGTGAACAAGTGTGGACATTTGTGTTAAAAGACGGGAACAAGGTGTGCATGGACTTAACAGGTATGCCGTAAGCACGGGTAAGTATTTCGTCCTTCGGGCTGTTCTGTAGCTCCTTGCGTATACGCTCATATCCTCCGAATGGATTAAGCTCACTGTGAAAGTAAACGATGCCTGCGTCCTTAGCCTTGCTGTATTGAACAAACGGAACCTCTTCGCCGTCGAGCAACTCAGCCTTCCGCGTCTTGCGTGTTTCTGCATCCTTTAGGAAAGAAGCCACGAAGGGCGTATATCCGTCAATGGGAGTAAACGTCATTAGCATCTTGGAGTTACGGGTAACCAAACGGAAGCGCATGGTGTTGACTAAGTCTCCTTCTTCAAGGTATTCGTCTAGCCATAGGCCAATGTTGTGCCACTTCGGCGTCTTACTTCCAATTTCCAAACCTTCAAACTTAGAACGGTTGGCAATGAACTGAGAATAGGTATGAAAATATACGGTCGATCCGTTGGGTAGGATGAAGCTAGCCCCAGTGAACCCGTTCTTAAAAGTATAATTTAGGTATTCAACCGTAGATTTAGACTTCTTCTTTAGCTCAGGGGGCAAGTAGCGGTAAACAGCACGCTGTTGCACTCGCACCGAAGCGTCATTGTCCTGAGCAAAGCATACAATCTCTGCATTCTTGTTTTCTAAGGCGGCCTTTACAACACTACGTGCGCCCATCTCTGTCTTAGAACTACGATTGCCACCGCTTACAAAGACTGTATTTAGGTCATTAAAGAAACTGTCTACGTGCTTCCAGCCCTCTAGCTCAAACCCATGATACAACGGGTCTTCCTCCGACTGCTCAATACGCTGGTGATACTGCTGGTGCCATTGCTTCAATAGCTCTACGTCCTCCGCCGAACCACCAGCAAGCAGCAAAATCTCCTCGTCCGTGGGACGTTCAACAATCGGGTGGGGTTGCCATTCTAGTTCAGCCATAACTTAAATATCTACAATAACCTCCGCCGCCTTCATTTGCGCCAGACGCT